TATCATGCTGTGAAATAGTAGGTGTATTCATCCATGTTTTCTCCTCAATTACATAACCATACATCCCATTCTTTTTGATACGATGATAGCCCAATCGTTTCAGTTCCATTCCTAATTTTTTGACTGATAGCTTTTGCTTGGTAGCCATTTCAATTAAATCCTTAATCTCTGATGTAGTCTTGAAACAATGGTCATTAGCGTTACCTACTGGCTCAAAAAACTTATAGACCATTTCAGCCTCAATAGATACTTCAGAGTACCTACCACTTGTATAATGCTCCAGTAGGTCTATTTCTTCACTTGATAGCTGTGAACGTACACCATCAATAAATAACTCTTTGACTTGTGCAAACAATTGCTGTTTGTCTATGCTGTTATATAACTGATAATCGAATCTACCAGTAGCTTCAATGATTATGATCCGCCTATTGCCGGTAGAATCATTCAGTAATTCTGTTTCATTACATGTACCACATAAGGTAGCTACTCTTGGTAGAGTTACATTCTTCCGTCCATATGGCTCACGCAGAGTAAATGAATCTGATGATAACATCTTCTTCATGTGTTTGGAATCCTGCTTTGACTTACCGGAATATTCATCATCGAAGATGATTAGCTTTTGGGTCATCAATAGTTCATCATCCTTTCCTTTGTCTAACTGGGAATTTGCAAAGAATCTCTTTAGTGGATTAGGTAGGAGTCTTTTGAAGAATTGGGTCTTACCAGTATTCTTTGCTCCTGCCAGTACCAAGCATAAGATATTTGGCTCATTATCATATATAGATTCAATTATACCAATCAACCATTTGGTGATCATTTGTCTCCTCCAAACATGTTCACCAGTATCACTTGTGATGGATTTGGTTAGGTCATCCAATCTATCATAGCAGTCCCATTGAATATCATCAAAGTAATCTTTGATGGGATTGTAAGATGGAGTAGATGTGGAGAAAAGTATAGTATCAAAGATTTCTCTTGTAAGCTTATCGAACTTCTTTTTACCATCAATATAAATAGTATTAAGATCTTCGATTTCCAATTCCCTACCAGCAAGTTCATATGACCTTGTGATGATATTCTTTTTAATTGGATAATTAGTTCTCAACCATAACTCTACATCATCAATAGAAAGCTTCTTTTCATCCTTATTTGGTTTAAACTCATGTGAATTAAATACAGCTTTGATTACTTCATTATCTTGCTCTGATAACTTACCATCAATCATTTGGACTACATCATCTGGCTTTTTGTTAGACTCTTTAGCATAATAAGTAAGCTTACTGATGTACTCCTCACGTTCATCATAAATTTGAATATTGTTAAGCTTGCAGTAGTAATAGAATGAGTTAATAGTTATACTACCATTATTATACTTTAGACAATGTTGGTACTGCCTATCAGTATCATTTGGATTATATGATGGACTAAACTTGGAAATACGATGAAAATATTCTGTACCAATATCACCATAGGTATTTGCAATGGCAAATCCAATTGTTAGCCATTGTTTATAATCACCGGTAATATCCTTATTGATTGCAGAAAGTATTCTTTCGAACTTGGTATTTGTATGCAGGAAAGATGACTTCTTTGCATTTGCATCATTAATCCTACTTTGCCTTGTTAGATAATCCTTGAATGTGGAGGAATTACTATTGATGACTAAATCTGGGTCATAGCTGATGAATCTTGCTCTTGCAACATCCCTACATGATGGGTCAATAGAAATACCAAGTAGGTTATAGTAGTACTGCTGTAATCCATCAAATGCGTCTCCGTGTTTATTATGGTCTATCTTAACTATGCAACATAGACCTTTAGTGCTTATAGAACGGAATACACTATATGTGTATTTATCTTGAGCAAGAATATCAAAAGCAGAGTTTATGTTTGGAACATCATCAATATCTATTGCTATCAGTCCAGAATGCTGAAGCAATCCATCATTATTTCTTGTTGCGAAAGTTCCACTTGTGGTAAAGTAAGGTACTTTCTTCTTTAGCTTTTGTCGTTCAGCTTTATCCTTTTCGATTGCTATACTGATACATAAATCCTGCCATCTACCATTCTTAATTTCATTTAGAATATGGTTGATCTCATATACTAATCCATCAGTTACTTGATGGATGTTTTTGTAGAGTGATACTTGCATGGTGTGTGTGTTTATGGGTAAAAAAATCCTCTTGCTTTACGGAGCAAGAGGATGATGGATGCAATGTTAATGGGTTACACCATCATCACCCAAATTTGTTAATTACTTGAATTCCCAACCATCGGGATAAATGGTATGTGTATTCGTTTTAAGGATTCGACTAACAATTTCATCCTTGGTAGGAATACCTAATGATAGACGAATACTAATGAATGCTGCCAGTAAGCTTGTGTTGATGTGTATCATAGCAGTAGGAGTAATAGTGCAAGAATTCCGGATGATGTCATATAAAACTTCTTTTGTTTTTTATACTTGACATTTTCTTTTTGTACTTCACGAATAGTCCATTCAAGTGAATCATTATCTATACTGATTAGCCTATATGATTCCAATGCATCAGTTAATTGAACATTCAACATCTTCATATAAGCAGTCTGCTTACCTATTAATTCATTCTGAACTTGTCTATTTTGTTCCAGAAGATGTAGTTCTACTCTATCACTATCAGCTTGCGTTAAATCCTGCAACATATAGATCACAAGATTCTTGGGTAAGATGACCAGCGAATCCTTACTGGATTGAGTCTTTGTACCGGTCTGACAATGTGCGGAAAAGGTCTGAAGAAGACATATTGCTAATGTAAGGATTAGCAAGACCTTTGTTACTGCGAATTCTAACGATTTGTACATCAGTTTTGGTTTTGATTTTTAGTAAGGAGTCTATTTTGAGATTCATTTTACCATATAGTTCACGATTTATGTCCATTCGTGATTCAAGCAGTTCTATTCTCTCTATAGTATCTAAATCTGGCTTTTGTTTTTTCATAGCATTATTGACCATGAAATAACATATAAGAATGCTGATAGCACATATAAGCACTATTTGCATTATGGTTTTTTGAGCATTCATATTAAAGTGATTTTAGATAGGTAATAGCTTCGATTAGTTCAGCTTTATCAGAGTAAGGAATAATCTCAAGCATTTCATCCATCAAGCATTTATTATATAGTTCTACCTTTTTTGCAATCTTGCTGAATTTAGCTTGTGTATACTTTGTTTTTGGAACATTACCATCAACATCTTTCAATGATGTCATTGGCAAAGCTTTTACTACTCTTTGTACTTCTGTGACATAGACTTTTGATAAATCTACTTTGGTCATCTTTAGCAGAGTCGAATCTGCTGTTTGTGCATTCGCATTACCCAGTAGTGCGACAAATGCAATGGTTAGGATTTGTTTCATGTTAATAATGTTGGAGATTTGATTGTTGGTTTTTTTTGTATTTGTGATATGCTTCAGAATGAGTTACATCATGGTAGGATGAACATGATGATATAAACAATAGAGTGATTAAAGCAATCACTTTATACTTTGCCAATCTTGATAGAACTGCTCCCATGTTTTTGCTATAATGTATACTCCTCCACTATTTTGAACTTCCGATTGAACTTTAATTTGATGTTCACTCATTTTGTCTTTACCTACCTTCACTTCAATTGCTACCATAATGCTAAATCTTCGACCTTGATGTTCAATCATTTTATTAGCTATGATATCACTAATGCCTTTACGAGTCCCTCCTTTTCTCCACTTACCGGTTCTTTTATCATATATACCAGTATTATTAATTCTATCAGCATAATGACCAGTTAGCCTAACGAATTCGACTATTGCTCTGGTCAATTCATTACTGGATGCATCTTTAAATGGACGAACTGGAGGAAGAGCATGCAATGGAATCAATGGATGTTCAGCAATCTTCTTCATCATTGCAAGCTTTGTAAGGTCATTTAATGTCATTGACTGATCTATTTAAATACCAAATAGCTTTCTCAAGATCTTCTTTTTTATCATTCTTCCTTCCTGCTCTTGCAATATACTTGATTGCATTTCCCAGCTTAAAATCTAAATTCCAAGCCTCAATTACATTGATGACTTCATAAGTATCATCATCAAATTGATAATGTTTAGGATGATTTATATGGCTCATGTGTAAGTATCATTCCGGTTATTGATAGTACTAAAATTAAGCAAGATGATAGGAGACAATAAGGAATCATTAATGCTCCTATCATGCTTGCAACACAACACACTATGTGTAATTTTAATTTTATTGGCATTCCCATTCCCACACACCAGTTCGAACAGCAATGGGTGTAGAGTAGTAGTATGTTATTGTATAATTTACCTTATCAGTAATAACATAGGCAGCTTGCATTTGGTAATCTGTAGATGGTTTCATCATGCATGATGTGCCATATTTCATATAGAACAGATTAGTCAAGCAATCTGCACTATATGGGCAATCTCTTGGAGTTACAACAATTCGATATGGTGTAACTTCAACATCAGCAGTACTAACTGGTCGATTCTGGTCATCCCATCGAAGAATCAACCATCCACATATGGATGTATCAAATTTCATGTTCCAATTAGTAGGAGACATTTCAATTTTTTTCCATTCAGTAGTAGGTTGATTATTACCATTACCATTACCATTAGCACCACCAGCATTTGGATTAAACTTTCGAAGATTTGCATCTTCAGCTATTACTGGTGATACATTCGACAATTCATCTTTGTGCTTCATACATGCTGCGAATAGCAACAAGCAAATGATTAATGTTAGATTTTTCATGGGTCATTATTTTTATGCTAATGTAATGGGTAAATGTATATAATTAATGGGTGATTAATTCACTTCACTAATTTGAGTAGCTAAATCTGTGTGTTTAAGTTTAGTAATTTGTTCATCAAATGTGCGTAATCTAACCGAAATTTCATCTACATGCTTACGCAGTAGCTTTGACATTTCATTTTGATAATACTTTTCATCCCTATTATTATAGGATGATTTTATTTGAACTTCTCCTTTAGACCATTTGATGTATTTATCAAGAGATTCAATGTATTTATCAAACAGCATATCACGTTCATAGATAAGATTCCAGATTTCATCTGTGTGATTTGCATCATGCTCACCGGAGAGGATTTTAATTTTCATTGGATTTGTATTTAGCTATTTGGTCATTAATTGATTTACCTATGAATGTCATTACTACGAATCCTACCGGAATTCCAATAAGATACCATCCAAAGATCTGCCATAGCCAGTAGAGTAACATTACTGCTCCTACAGCTAACATCCCAGTTACTACGTTATCAAATACCTTGATAACACTATATATTTCATTCAGCAATTTTTTCATCTGTATCATCTTCGATTGTTATGTTACCATTTAGAAATTCTTTCATAGCCATGTATAAAGCTTGCTTTTTGTGAATTGGCAATTCCAAAAGCATTATCATTAAATCACTCCAGACTTGTGAATCATCCAACAAATCATCCATGTCCATATTACCAGCCATATGTGTGTATAATGATTTAGCTGATGAAAGGTATGTAGATAGTAATTGCTTTGTTCTAAAGTTCACCTTATCTTTTAGCACATATGACCATGCTTCTGCTTGTTGTGACAATGACATAAACATGAATAGTGCAAATCTGTTATTATCAAGTTTTAATCCTTCCATTTGATTGCATATGTAGTGGTTGATGATTTGATTGGAGTAAACAAGGTGATTAATTCACCAGTAGATTCATCACAAGTAGTGATTGATGATTTGATACTTCGAAGAAATTTCTCTCTCTCCTTTCGCAGTTCAGTTAATCTTTCGATTTCAGCTACTAACTGATTTAACTCTGGGTCATTGCAATTAGTATAATCATATTTCACTCCTGCTTCCTTGATTGCAAATTCACCATTATAGTGAACTATATCTTCACCTTTTTGATACTTGGAACATTCTTCAATGACTGAATCTCTTAATCTCTCCTTTATAGATGTAATAACATCTTCCATGAATTTTACTCGTACAGCTATGTCCAGAGCATTTACATTGCCTTCATAGATTGAATCAATCAATTCCTTTGCATAGGCACTAATAACATCTTTAGTTACCTTTTCGCTGATGTTGATGATGTTCATTGTGTTTGTTGCTTTAGAAAGTTAATTTGAAGATGTGACAATGTATACTTCTGCTGAATCTGCTCAATAGTTCCACCATCATTGATGAACTTGACCATTTCAGCAAGCTTTGTATCTGGCACTCCCGGTTTAGAACTTGGAGCAATTGAGGAAGATGCACCATCATCATCTTCATCACCCACAAGGCAAAGAATAGCTGACAAGCTATATCTTTTTAAATAAGAATAGCCTCCTCCAGCTTGCTGAATTGCATTGACATTATTGCCTTGCATAGGGATAACTGCAAGCTTTGATGCAATGAATTCACCACTAATGTGAGTTAGAATAGTTATTACTTCATTACCGGCTAAATGTTGTTGGATAATTACTCCTTGTTCAGCTAATGCTGGCTTTACCTTGGTCACTAATTCATCCAAGGTAGTATAAGAGCGATTCTTCCCTCCTCCTACTGGTACTGATTTATCCTTCTTAATGCTCACTCCTGCCTTGTGAAAGTTCAGCAAAGCTTTGTTGATGTTAGATTGATTCTTCGATGTCCAGTAGGAATCTGTGTGCCAAATGATGTCAATTGGCTGTGATGATGTGCACTCATTCTGCTCCACTTCTTCAAATAGTTTTTTTGATTGTGCCATGATTTGTGTGTGTGTGTGTGTGTTATTGATTTTGAATCTTACGTTTTTTTCTCTGTTCATCAATGATGACCTTCAGTTCAGCAATTCGCTCCTCTCGCTGTTTGATAATGCGTTTAGCATGCTGAATGATTAGAATTGCATTTTCAGTCATAGCTACTCCTCTTAATGCATTCTGGACTGATTGAGTAGATGTACCAATTTCATTGGCAATAGTAGTTACATCACCAAATTTCAATTGGTCACGAATTTGCTTTAGTTCAAATTGTTTCATTGTTATGTTGATTAAGTTCATTATGCTTCTCCTTATAACCTTCTAACCATCTTTGTGTATGGTCTCCCCAAGAATGCCTTTCAAAACAATCAATGAGTGAATTACTGATATATATAGCTAATCTCTTGTCTCTCTCTTCCAAATGTCGAATCAAGAATTCAGTTAATCCTGCAAGATAACTTGCTGCTTCTGCTGCCTTATACGAATCGTAATTTCTTGAATTCATCTTAATACGTTACATAAATGATGTGAATGACATTACCTTCTTCGTCTAATTCATTATGGACTTCAATCCAATCACCTTTAGGTAGATTGCTTTGGTCAACCAGTTCACCTTGGACGAATGTCATCTCACCGGTAACTGAATAGAATTCTACAATTTGATTGCAGCCATGACCTTGTAATGGTGCAATAGTAATTCTTGGATTTTTCATGGTGTGTGTGTGTGTGTTAGAGTTTATAAATATGCGTTGAAGAGTCGCATCCCTCTATATTGATTAGAAATTATAGTCGTAGTGCTTGTATGGTTTTTGCTCAATTTCGTATTGCTTGTAAAAAGCTTTACCAATTCGCATTTCAATCATTTTACCAGTAGCAGTAAAATCATAATCTTGGCTATGGTTATTCAAACAAATTGCTGAAAATCCTCCGGGAATGAATTCCATCTTCGATTTATTTTCACTGGCTTCATACAATTCAATGATAATTGTAGTCTTTCCTTTAGTGCCAACAATTTGACCTACTTGCTGTATATCAGTATACAAGTACCGATTTACGAATTTTCCAATCATTTCTGCTGATACTTTTAATTGCTTTTCCATTTTGTTGTGTTTTAATTGTGTGTGTGGTGTGTGGTGTGTGTGTGTTTCTGAATGCAATAGTACAGCTATTTTTGATACTTGGGCAATTTCGTAAGTAGAAAAGCCTATATATTATGTAACTCATTGATAATCAGCCTCATAATTTTTAGCTATATTTATAGGATGAAAGCTCACCACCAGCATAAAGGATTACGAGCAGAAGAGGAATTTGAACTGCTATTAAAGCCTTATGGCACTATAATCAAAGCCAATGATGACCAAGATAAATTCGAACATTGGGACTTGTGCCTTACACCATTTAATAGTTCAGAAAGCTACAAATATGACATCAAAAGCATAAGTAATTACCCAAATTATGTATGGCTGGAATTAACCAATGTAAATGGTGACCAAGGCAGTCTATATGGCAAGGCAGATTATATAGCCTTCCAAACAGATCAGGAATACATTATTCGTGAACGTAGCAAGCTTCTGGATTATGCACTCCATTACCGGTCTAAAGATGTAATGACCAAATTCAAAGCTACTCCTATGATAGCTTTCCAAGTTTACCAAAGACCTTCAACTATGGAAGAAATAGTATTCTTTCCTATGCCTTTGATTAAATACGATTGCAAAAGGATTAAACGACTTCTCCTTGAATGATTTTCTTAAGACTCACTCTAAAATTACCGGAATCATCAAGCAGTTCGACATATGCAAATCCATTTACCCATTGATTGATTCCATAGGTATAGCTTGCATCAAGCTTTGATAGACATCCATTTGTCCATGCACCATTTATAGTTCCATCCATTGTACGAGTTATGTACTCTTGGGATTGATGCCAATGACCAAATAAGATGTTAGCTTGTGCCTTCATATAATATGTACGAGCAATATTAACTGCTCCCATAGTAGCTCTAATCTCATGTCCATGTATGATATTAAGCTTACCCAGCTTGATACCTACATTATCTTTTAGATATACTACTCCATTCTCCTTGAACTTAACCAGATTATCTAACTCAAACATTCCATCAAATTGATTTGCATTATTTCGAATCCAATGTTCTAATCTCAATTCGTGATTACCACATTTAAAATAGATGGTTGAATCTGGGAATCTCTGCTTTAATTGATTTATAAAAAATCGGAAGATGTCAAGTTCATCCTTGACTGATTTATTCTTTGGATTCTTACTGAACTTACTTAACTGGTAAAAATCCAATATGTCTCCATTTAGAATGATTGCATCAACATCCATATCCCTACCAAATCTTAAAGCTACCATTAGTGATTGCTTACAATGGTAAGGAAAGTGAATGTCAGAAAGCACCAGCACTCGTTTATGGTTAATGGTGTGCCATGTTAATTCACTTGATTCACCATCTTCTAATTGAGGAATAGCTACATCAGCTTCAGCCTCTGATACCTTATATGTTTGGAGAGCATGTAACTTTCTTGCATCCCTAATCATTCTCATATCACCAGTATTTAAATCATGGTGATTGTGAATTATACCATTCAAGAATTGATTAATCTCCATCATTGTAGATGATGGATGTGATTCTATAAATTTATATAGCTGGTCAAAATATGCATCATAATATCTTGGTCTTTGCTGATAGCCATTGCATAGATGCATTAATTCTTTGTTCATATTCAGTTATTTCTTGTATGGAATGATACAAATGTATTTTCCTTTTTATGATACCAATCACGCCATATTTCGAATATAACTCTATAGTTAGCTAATGCAGTTATAACATCACCATCAGCAAGCACTATATCAGTAGTACCTTTTTCAAAGCCTTCTTGTATATAGTAAATATGGTCTAATGGAACAGCTACAATTCTCTTTACAAATTGCCTATTATTTGGTATGATACCATCATCCTCTTCACCATAATTTGGGTCTAAATAAGCAAGTACTTCGATGAATTGCTGGTATTCCATTATATATCCATTAATCTGGATATATAAAGATACATCCCCTCTTTGCTCCAGTAGCATGCTCATTATACTCAATTGAGTAGCTACCATAGGCTTTATCTACAGATTCCTTGATATAATTCCAATCGTATACTATACCGGGATAAGTATCATATCCAAAATCTTTCTTTGGGACTTTAAAATCATGGATGACCAGAATTGGCTTTTTGCCAGATCCCCATACCAATTCAATTTCCTGCAACAATGGATTCTCATACCAATGTGCATCAAGGAATACGATGATATTTCCTTCAGCCATTGTTAATGCTTCCTTGAGGAATTGCTGACTGGGCTGTAAACAATGAATCACATTGTCATAACCATCTAACTCTTGAGTAGCTATCTTATAGAATTCTGGATTGATTTCGCATGTATATACTTTGCTGAAATTCTTCGAAAGCCATTTAGTCGTATCAGCATAATAAGTTCCAGTCTCAATTACTGAATCAATTTTAAACTTCTCCTTGATTTGCAAGAATTTCAATTCAAGGTAAGTATCATTGTTGAATGCCATCTTCTGTAATGGTAAAAAAGTTAGTCAAGAATTTACCAATAACTCCACCAATTAAACAGAATAAAGCTACGAATTTATCATCCATAACAATGTTATAGGCTGATACCATTGTACCGATTGATAGTAGTGCATCCCCAATTGCTCTATAGAATTTAGGAGTAGGTGACCAATAATTTTTTAGATTGAACATGGTAGATTTTTTTTAAATGATTATATATTTGAATAGGTTTTGAGAATGTTCATCTTTTAGGGGAATTGGAGGATTCTTATGAGTCCTCCTTTTTTATTTGGAAATGCATTAAATCTGGTCTATTAGTCCAATCTGCTCCACAATCCAAATGCCTTCGACTAACTGCAATGAATTCTTTGCTGAATGGTGTAAGACCTTTTTGAATGCAAGCTTCTCTTGATTTACCTAATGGATTATGAGAAGCATTTAAATCAATAGCCATTCCATAAGCATGAATGCTCAAGCTTTGTAATCCTCTTTTCTTTCGAACATTCCAACATCCATCATATGTAATGATTTCCTCACTTACTCCTTCTTTGACTAAATCATTTAACCAATTCTCTACTACTGGACGAAATTTCCAATGCATGTAAATCTTTGATGGTAGACATGGAATAGCCAAATGTATCAATGGTGGTAGCTTCCATATAATCATATTCTTCCTTTCCCAATTGATTGTATCAATTGATGGATTACCATATTTGGATGTAAGAGTTTTAGAATCTATCACAGATTTTCTTCCAGATTTTCTTGAATGATGATTTTATTGGACTACCGGTTAATGTATCTATTCCAACAAGAATAGCTATAGCATAAGAATACGTTTGTAGGTCTAAACTACCTAACCATGCTGATAGATGACCTAAAAAAATAAATGAGCAGGATGATATAAATCCATGCATAGATGATGTATCAATTGTATTATGATTCATGGTTTAATATAATAAGAGAGGGGATTTTACTCCCCTCTCAAATCACACACAATCAAATTAAACAATCGGAATATAACAATTAGTGAAGATACCGGCAGGAGTATCATATGGACATGGCAAATCTGGATTTTGCCATTTGACTGATACTTCATAGGTAAGTACTTCTTTCAAGTTATCAGCTACTACCATCTTTGGAGTAATTGTTACTGGAGTAGCAGCCTCCCAGATTTTAGTGCTTGTACGAAACCAAATGGTGTAATCACTACTTTGCTTGATAGCATTATAAAAATCACAATTGTCTGTAGTATTTGGGTCTTTGTAAACTAACGTGTGTGTACTACCACCATTCACAGTTTCTGAATCACCAAATCCAACAAGTTCATCTTGTGCAGAATCATAACTACCACTTGTTGCATAGATAACAATAATATCACCAGCAGCAAGACCAGCATTCCATTCTGTAGGTGATGCTGGGTCTGTGAATGAGAATGAATTTTTCACATAAGCTACTGAACGAATTCGAGCAAATTCATAAGTTGGGCAAGGATTACATGTATATTGTGGAATAGCACCACCACCACATGTACTTGCAGGATAATATACTGACATGTTTTTTTATTTTTTATGGTTTAACATATTGGACAATTACTGATGCAAGTAATGTCATAGTCTGTTGTGATTGTATAATCCATTGATATTAGAATATGATTTGGATGCAATGGATATGATGATACTGGTAATTTATATTCATTTGTAAAGATAGCTACACTATCAAAGTTCGTAGTATCAGCTTCTATTATTACTCCTAATAATCCTTGATAGCTACTGATTTGTGTATACTGCAATTGTTGCTGAATTCCTGCTGATAAAATGAATGATAACTGATTAGGTAACATCTTAATGATATTCCTATCAGCGAATGCAATCATTCTCATATTAGCCTCTTCTCTTGATACATTACCACCATCACCAAATGTAACTGGTGGGTCAATGATATTTGTAGTAATACATCTATGATAAATCTGTATACTATAGATATCACTCATTCCACTAAAGGTAGTACCACCATTAATGTCTACCAATGTTGGAATATTATCTTGAGCATTATTATAATTCCTCGGAACTAATTCGCTTAATCCATATAGTTTTTTCCGGAATCTCTTATCATCTGATAATGTTCCATTAGCCAATGTATCATTTATGATACTTACTATTTCATTTATATATGGCATTATTCAAATGTACTTTTAATGTATTCGTCTATAATTGTTTTAACTTCTTCATATTCTGATTCAGTAAGCTTGAATATTTCTCCAAATCTTTCTTCTGCCCAATCAGCCTTATCAGCATTAAATTTATTATCATAACCTATTCCATATTCAGTATCACTAATAGCTATGACTTTCCAATCATTCTCCATTTGACCGGTTAGCACTAATTTGATATCACTACCAGTAGTAGCAAATCCATTTTTTTGTCTAAACTTCAAATACTTATCAGAGTAAGTACCAATAGCACTACCATCAGCTTTTTGACCATTTGTATGAATTCTATCTTTCATAGAATTCTTTGACCTATCAGCTACTAATCTTAATAATGTATCAGCTTGTTGAAGAGAAAGCATTTTACCTTCCAAATCACCTAATGCACTAATGTCATAGGTCATTTGATTCATCTTTTTCCTCCTCTTGGCTTTCCTTTACATCCACACATGTTAATAGAATTGGATTGATTCTCGTAATTGAATTGGCTCATTGCATTCAATGCAACAATCACATGATAATTTAAATCCTCCAGAGATTTGCTCTAAAGACTTCATGTATTCGACTTGATACTCTTCTCGTAATTCCTTTGCTCTTTGCAGATTAGTAGTAGTATACTGATTAATCTTGCTGCTATATAACTGCTCTGTTAGCATTTCAATTCCCAAAAGATACCAATATGCTCTGCTAAATATTGATTTGTTTTGGCAGACCAATGCATCCCAATTACATACCACACTAAATATAGCTGATAGACCATATGTGTTTGATGTATATGTTAATGTTGGATCAGAAAATCCATCATCACTATATGCTCCTCTAATTCTAATGTCACAGCAATTTGGAATAGAATGTTCTAATGGAACATCCATGCTTACTGGATTACCAAGGTCACCGGTAACTAAATAGAATGCACCAATTCGCCAAGAATTAACATTGTAATTATTATGGAATGTTTGATTGACTTCAATCGTATTCCATCCATTTACAAGATTAACAGATTTAGACCAAAGACTTGCACCAGTACTGATATCATTAATACTAAACACTTGACTATTAGCATTACCATTAGCGTAGAAATTCAATTGCTGAATGTGTATGGACGCAAATGGACTTGGAACGTATTCATAATCGGAAGACTCAATCAGTTCTAATGTAAATCCAATTTTTTCTGCTGGAGCAGGAATAGTTCCATCAATAATATTACCCAGATTAATTCCTTGCATTAAGCTATTAAGCTTATAATGCTTGGTCATAGCTTCTCGTACATCTAAACTAAATCGTGATTCAGATCTCCTTTGAATCATATTCCACATATCAAGATATGTAGCTTCCTCTTCATTGGTCAAGCTTACGATTTGCTTTAATGAGATTCCCGGTAAATCATTAATGTACAGACCAGAGAGGGATGTGGTATTACCACATCCCCTCAAGCCTATGTAATTAGATAAGCAGTTCATGCCTATTTATTAGGTATTACTGATTGAATAACGCAAAGTTCCATTACTTCCAGCCAATGCATCAGCACCATCATATGCATCAGTAGGAGTCGTGAAGAGTCCATAACGCTTTTTAATGAGCAGTACATAACCGCGAGCAGCAGAAATACTTGCTTTATTAATATAACCACTTGCAATGTTGCTACTCAAATCATCTGGACAATCAATGTACTTCACTTGCAAATCGAATGCAATATTTCCAAGACCATTTGGAGTCCAACATTGTGTGCGAGGGTCAATGATAGTGGTGAAGAATGATGCACCACGTTGACCAGCAAAGCTTCCTACGTTATCCTGCCTTTCAATAAGATGTACACTTCCCGGAGCAAACATACCTACGTTATTGGCTCCCCAAGTAGATGCAGTCTGACCAGAAGCATAAAATTGGAAATCTGATGCCATAGCTTCCGGATTATAACCAGTACCATTACTGATTCCTCCTTTCTGCTTCTGAATTGAGTAAGCATGCATCAAGCTACCTAATGCTCCAACAAACATTGGTGTAGAACAGAATTCGTTAGCTTCTGCATCCATCAGCAGCTTTGTCAATCCACTACCCAAATCATTTAGAGTACCATCTTGCTCAATGTTAACTGCTACAGCAGCAGTAGTCCCTCCTTTGTGCTTACCAAAGCTTGATGCCATTGATGTTGTAAGCACATTCTCCATCTTCTGATAGATACCATTCATGCTATGAAGGATAGCTCGAAGATGTTCATTCATCATTTGAGTAGCTGGTTGACCTATTGCTACTGAACGAGAAGCTTCTTCACAATATTGACGAACTTGGTCATCAGTCATAAAGATTCCAGTCTGTGCAATATTATTTACACTAACTGATGTTTCTTTATATGCTGGTAGTACATCAATAGCACAAGTATCACTTGTAGATACTTGACTAATTGTAGTCCTCGGCATGTATTTGACATTAACTGAACGATAATGTCCATTCTGATATGCTTCTTGTAATACAGCAGGTCGGTCTGGCTGTGTTACAAGCATATTTAGGAATCCCGGAATAGTCACTTTTTGACCGGGATAATTTTGCCCAGCAATACTATCAAGATGTAGTAGCAGAGCTTCACAATATCCATTTGCCATTTTTATAAGCTATTTAATATGTTAGAAATAAAGTTAATTGTATGTTGGCATTCGCCCTACTTGTTGCTTTTCAGCCTTGATAATTGTTGGATTACTCCCTATATAACTTACTTGCATCATTACACTAAAGTACTGCCAGCTTTGAAATCTGCCAAAGCCTTACTTGTTTGATTTTTAGCAGCAGGAGCAGCTACCTTTACCGGTGAAGGAGTCTGTGTAATTACATTACCTACTGGACTATTATTTGGTTTATTTACCTTTAATAGTTTAGCTTCAGCTAAAACATTATCAGTAAATGACTTGACATCAATAGTCTTATTGTCAATTGTAAATGGCAAATCTTGTGCTTCAGCATTTACAAGCTTGATACCTTCATTGGTATAGATATACTTTCCTCCTTTCTCTCGTAATTTCTTTTCCCAAAGATTACGAGCAGTAGTAATTGTTACATCTTTATCCAAATCCAAAGCATAATCATATCCATTGAACATAGAATTCAATTCTTTATCAGTCAATTGGCTTTGCCATTTAGAATTGATATTATCAATATCAACCTTCCTACCTTCACGTTCATTATTCAAAAGTGATTGCAGTTCGTTTACCTTGTCAAGCAAAGCTTTCTTTTCTCCACCAGTAGCACTAATTGCCTTCTCTTTGGTTTCAGAAATAGCCTTTGCAAGAAGAGGAATTCTATTATATGTATTTGTCTCCTGCATGATTACATTCTTCACATCTTCATCAAGACCAAATGAATCAAGTACTTCTGACATCTTCTTATCCACAGCATTCAATGCAGTACCGGTGAAATGTCTCTTGATTTCTAAATTACGTTTAGCTTCATCTTCAGTCATCAATTTAGATTGATAACTATTTAGAATAGAAGATGGAACATTAATTTGGTTTAGATTAGGATTTGAAATGATAGCTTGAATTTCATCTGTCATTTCAATTCCTACTCTGCTACTGATTTCTTCAAGGAATTGTGCAATGTTCATAGTTCTAATTTTTTAGGTCTTCCTACTTTTTTGGGTTCACTCAAATTGATAATAGTTGTAGCTTCTTCAGCAGCTTTTTTTACAATTGTAATGTCAGCTACTTTAGGTCGAATTTGACATATCCTATCAAGATTCTCTCTCATTAAGAATTCTCTGACATTATCTTCATTCTCTGATGGAAATTCGAACCAGATTTGACCATCTTTAATTACTTCAAGGAATTGCTGTTTCATGTTGTAAAGGTATTATAATGTTCCATTTTTTAATGCATCCAAATACTTCTTTGGAACAAGTGATTTAGGTACTCCAGCAAAATCATGATTGCAGTTCCATCCACCAGCATTCACTCGTAGATTACTAACATTAGTACCTTCCTTCATTCCATAAGGTAAATTATACTTTTGATATATTGGTATACTATCATCACATATTTTACCTTCTAATAACTCTTTAAACTGACTTACATGAATATACTCCATGCATTTATTCTTTCTTGCTTCAGTAAGCTTTAAGCAGAAATCCCTCGTAGTATCTTTATTGCTACCGATATACTGATACCATTCATAACCTAAATCATCACTAATTACACTACCATAATTTCTTGAATACTCATTCAATGCAGTAGTAGTATAGGTCTTACTATACTTTAGCAATCTACCTTCCTCTTCATCAGTACCTTTTATATATGCTCTGACTTCCTCCAAGAATTCATCCCTACTTCCTCCTTGAGTAACATTCTTTACAAGAATTGATTGAATTGGGTCAATTACATTTGCTGCTAATGCATCTTCACCAAATGCATCCAAAGTACTTTGAATACTTAAATTAGTTACTTCCTTTAATACTTTAGGTAAAGTGAATTTACCTACAATTGATGTGTAATATGCATTCTGTAATTTTCCTATATCATCATAGGTCTTCAGCAAATCATCTAATTCACCTTCGAATTCTTTATCAAAGATTATCTTCCTTAATTGAGATTTAATTTTAGCAATAATCTTGACATTCTTTATTGATGGTTTAATCTTACCATTACTTGTATCAAGTTCACTTGCTAAATTTATGATGGATGCATATATTCTTTCTTGAACTGCCGGTAATCTTTGATTGAACTTGGCAATTCGTTCATCTACTAAATCTTGTAACTGGACAAGAATTTGAGTATTCATTAATCATTATTTTTTTCATCCTCCATTTCATCCTCCAATAAATCATCTTGAGAATCTTCTTCTTCCTTTATGATGATTTCTTTTGGATTTGCCATAGCTTCTTCTGGCATAGGAGTAACTGGTTTTGGCTTTTGCTGATTAGCATATTCTTGCATGATTGACATTTGTTCATCATATGTCAATTCAGCAAATCCTTCTTTCTCTTCCAAAGCTTTAGTTACGAACTTATTGATATTAGCATGAATGATAAGGTCAATCTTATCAATTGCTCCAAATGTTTGTTGAAGAGCAATTGTTTCCTCTGGTACTCCTGCAAATGGGTCAAGCTTTAACTTCATTACTACCAAATCCTTGACATTCGTATCATTGAATTTCTTTGATGCAAGTTCTATTTGTGCTGCATTGATAATGCTTGGGTCAACCTTTGCTTGAGTCATCATAGAAAGTTCATCTACGAGTATCTTACCACTTAACATATCATATCTTTCTGGAACTGGAACATAAGGTAGTAGTTCATTCACATCAGCAACAATTCCACCATAACGCCAAGCACAAACATCATAAACTACTTCATCTAAAATCCTTACAATATCTTCAGCAATTGAATGAACAAAGCTATTTAATTCCTCTCTATCAACTTGCTTTGCTACTCCACTTTGTGACAATGGAACATCAGCAAGATATTCCATGTTAATTGCTGACAATGCATCATAAAGATGTTGCTTGATTCGTCCATCTTGTATTGTAATGATATTAGTATCTTTTTGTACGAATCCCATTGGAGGAGTAGGTACTGCTGGTTCTCCCGGTCTTGGCATAGCTACTACCAAATGTTCAAATGGATTCAATGGCAATAGACCTTTTCCTCCACATGATGGACATTGAATTGGAGCAGAATTCTCCTTGGGAATTTCACCTACTCCTTTACATCTACCACAAGCTTGTGGTTGAATAGAATACATAGTAGGAAACATAGTCTGAACTATGCTTGCTTGCATATCACTATACTCCCTCAAAGCTTCATCCATCTTTGGAACTATACCAGCTAATCTACTTTCGTACAAAGCACAATCAGCATATTGATCCTTAATTAATCCATACATATGCCTAACTGGTATATATCCAAGTACATTCTCTACTTGCATAATCTCGTATATACCAGAATTCCTTCTTTCGAATAACTGAATAACATCAGCTTGAATCAGCCAGTACCTTTCACCATTACTATATGTAGTACCATTGTCTACATATTCCCTCATTTCATTCTCCTTCAGTAAGTAGAACTTACCTTCTTTGTAGTCTATTACTTCATCACTATCAAAGATTCTTGGATATGGTTTATAGTATTCATTTGGCTGAACTTCAAATGTCATTGGATATGTGAATACTACAGCATTTGCATCTATCAAATAATATTTAAATGCTACGTTGAATAGCCAGTTCGTAATACTGGTATTCCTTGGGAATTTATACATCAAATAATTCTTTGGAGATTCATCCTCTGAAATCATTGATGGTAATTCACCACTAAAATTAATTGACCAATCTTGTGACTTTCGAATCTTCTGCAATGAATTATAGACCTTGGTGAAATATGGCTTTGTTACCGGAACAAATATCTTCTTCCGATAATTCTTAATTTCATCTGATTCTGCCGGTCTTCTCTCCTCAATCAATATACCGGGATATTCTCCATCAGCATGAATCTCTAATGATTCATACATTTCAACCGATTCAGCATAATGTTTATGTCGTGTGCCTTGAAGAATATATGGTTCAAGGAAAGATGGTGATACTGCTGGCATTATATAATATTTCTTTCTTTTAACTGATTACGTTTATTAAAGATAGTCATGGATTGCATGTTCATCTTATAGCTTGCATTCTTCACCATATCATCGTATACTTTTTGTTGAAATGATGACAGATGATTACCACCAGCAGAGAATGCATACCATTGCTTCTTAATTTCCATTATGTTATAAATCTTCCTAATTGCTGGCTGCCAGTATGTTGGCTGCCAAGGTAATTTATGTGGAGCATGATTCTGATTATTCAAAGCCAAACAAAAGAATGGTTCATCTGGCTTATCACCAGCAAAGCTTCTTGTCAAGAGTTTACCTTCATCATAGTACTTAACTGCCTTCTTAAAAATTGAATCAGCAAGTTCACCGGTTTTCCAATAAATCCATTCAGATGATAAATCATACCATTGATTGACATCAGAATAAGCTTCCTTTAATTTATTAGAATCTACCCATTCACTAATTCCTTTATCTGGCTCATTAATTCCCCTATTAGCCATTGTCCATTGTACTTCAGTCATATCACTCCAAAGCTTTTCGAATTGAGCAAATTGACTGAATACCATATCTGCATCTACAAATTGTGTTTCTAACTTATATGGTGTAAGTTCGTTTAGATAGAACTTGCATATCAAAGGTAGGCATTTGTCTCCTCTATAATAATGCTTTTTTTTAGGCTTTATAATCCTATCAAAAATCATCTTTTGACCTTCATGCAAATGTGATAATGCAATATCATCAGCAATTACCGATATCTTTTGTTTTGGGTCACATGCCTTGATAGATAATGCCAGATTATAAGCAAATCTACCATACAATGGATGTTTTAATGCTAAAGTTAGAAATCCTTTATCCATGTTATATGATTTTCATTATTACACTATTTTGAGCATAATCAAGAATGTTCTCTGGAAAGAATGCTGATGGTGCAAGAATAGCACTAACATCAGCACTACTTCCAATTATAATTACATCTAATATTTTTACTGATGGGTCATATGTAACACTACTGCTGCTGATATTCCCTCCCATTCCAGTAGGCAAAGCTAATGCTATTGTATCAGTAAAATTAATTTCTATTGCTAATCTTCCTGCTGGTGTAGTTGCATCCATTGCTGGATATGCAGCAGTACCAGCAGAAGATATATGATATATATAGAAATTTGCTGGGTCAAGAGTATCAAGCACCCATGAACATCTATATTCTACGTTTCGAATATTTGTTGGTACTTCTTCAATAGATGGTGGACAAATAGGATTAGCTAATGCTCCACATGGTGAAGAGAATAATGTTTCTTCGTGAACGAGTACTACTCTGCTTTGTGCCAAGTTATATTTTCCATTCTCTGCCCATTCTGGCTCGTAATTTTCAGTAGGAAAATAGAAGGCATAATTATCTACGAATAGCTTTTGAGACATTAATTGTACTCTTATCACATCATGACAAGCTTCGTCTACATAATCGAACCATGCTTGTCTCCTCTTACCAGTCTGTCCAAAGCTTCTTGTATAACTGCCATTACTATATAAATACTCTTCACCTTCATTAGGATATATTGGATTGAATTGCAGTACTCTTAATCTTTGGACTAATGTGAAATCCGGATTATTAATATCACCAAAATAAAATCCATAAGCATATCCATCAGACCATGCTTCTACTACTTTGGTGCATTCCCATCCAGTAGCATTATAATTAGCGTAATTAATAGATGTATATTCAACATATACTTCATCATCACAGCTTTCTTGTAATACCATTTTAATCACTTCACATCCACCGACACTTGGGTCTAATGTAGTCCAATCTGTACACCATACCAATCTATCATCATGGTAATCTGGAACATAAGTAGCAGTTACATCATTTCCTGCTAAATCCTCCCATCTTACATTAAATCTTGTAGATGGATTACCAAAATCATGTATATCTACTTGACTAATGCATCCATCAAAATTATCTTGCTTAATGAATCGTAGTAATCCACTTGCATCAGTAGGTATATTATAATATTTGAATTCTCCATTACCAGTAGTAGTACCAAATACTACTCCTCCCATTTCAACTTCTACTCCTCCTTGTGTGCAATTGTCTATAACGAATTTAATAGAATGATAATGACCAGCAGTAGTATATGCTGTAGTATTCTTTAAATCACCACCATCAGTATTTAATGAACAAAATGTTCCATAATCACCATTGTAACTATATGACCATGATGGTGTGCCAGTAAACAAATCATCTACCCAACAATCGGTAACTTCCATAAAACTGATATCATCTAATTCGATTGTGTCTCCTGCTGCTGTTGCTCCTAAATCCATAATCACTATCAGATTTAGGTTAGTACCGGGACTTACTAAATAAACATCATATGTTCCAGCTTCATTATAGAATCCACTATATGTAAGCAATCCCAATGTAATGTTTATTGCTGCTGACCCAGTAACATTAGTAATTGTAAATCTAAAACGATATACTGCTCCTTGATTTAATGTTACTACTTGTGAAAGTACTCCTGCTGCTGCACCATTACCAGTATATTCAGCAGATGAATATGCACTACTTGTCCATCCATTACCTCTTGTCCATGCACCCAATATTTCTGAACTAACCAAATCATACATTTCTGGTTCACATTCAACATCAGATTCACATGGATTCATTTCCCATTGTACACATAATTTATCACCCGGTTGAACTAATTGAGCATATTGACGAACATCATTATTCAAACATGGATATGCTCCAATAGGTAATTCAAATATGAATGGTTGATTAGGTATGAAATTAATTGACATTTTCTTTTGACTTTGATGTAGTAATAATGAAATCAGCTACTCCTTTACTATGATTATATTTTAATTCTTGAATCCATCCATAACGATAAGGTCTATTCTTCATTCCAAATCCTATTTTTTTGTTTGGACTATTTACTATAGTCATCCATTCATTATATGTCAATGGGTATCTTAATCTATGCAATTGAACTTTAAGATTATCGGGATTCACGTTATTAAAGATACCACCAATAAAGGATGTATCTACCACTTGAAAGAATGTTTGGGATGCATTCTTTAAAATAACATATTCTTGTCCAGCTTGAAATATATTATTAGCAGCTACATATAATGGATAACTTCTAATTCTCATTATCAAATAATCATTCTGATTCATTGGAATTGTTTGGTTATTCATTGTTCTACTCAATTGAGTATTTAATGGATATCCTGCTCTCCAATATTGACCGGGATATGTTGCTCCTAATCCTAATTGAGTATTATGTTGACCTATATAATAAGTATTAACCAAGTTATTACCAACATCATAATGCTCTATTAGAAATTGATAATCATTACCAAATGTTCCACCAGTAGGATTACCAAATAAGATTGTTACTTGTGCCTTTATCGTATATACTGCTGTTTCTGGAGCAGTATACCTTGATGTACCAGTATCAAAATTACCACCATAATCATAACTTTCTACATCAAGAAAATTACTCCAATCTTCTGATGCAAGAGGATTTAAATGCTGTAATTGTGTACTCCCATATGCATAACATTGACCTTGTACACTATTGATGTAATATGCAGCTATACTATCAGCTAAATCCTCAACATACCGATTACTAATATTTTCATTATTCAATAAGTAGTTATAATGGTAGAATGGTGGTACACTACCCAAGAAATTATCATTTGTAGTCACACCATTAAAATCATCTGTATAAGTACTATTTATTAAAAATAAATTTGAATCCCTATCAGTTATTAATGTATCTACTACTAATTGAATAATATTACTACTGCTTACCCATTGACAAGTTAAATCTAATGTTTGGTCAAGATTGCATGTACCTAATATATGAAATTCTTCTTGTTTGAATCCATAGAAATCAATCAATTCTGGAAAATCAATTTGATTAACTAAATCAGTAGGACTTCCGAACTTTATTAGAGCATATAGTTTTTGATTATCATAGCTTGTTTCTATTTTATCTACATCAGAAAGAATCAAGCTAACATTACTATTATATAGGTATTCTTGACTTTCAATTCGAACTACTGGTGATGTAAATGGATTATCAATGAGTAATACAATAGGTATTCTCCTATTTATTTCAGTAAATAATTCCAAGAATGATGTTGTTACCCATCTTGCATCATTAATAGATGGTACTACTCCTCTTAATCTTTCACCAGTAGTTATGCATAATCCTGCCCAATCACCATTTGCACCAAATGTATCAGAGACAAATGAAACAGAATTATCAGTCATAAAATCTATAAAGTATCTAAATGCTTCCTCTACTCTGCATGCTTCAATAGTTCGTGTAACAGCTAATGTAGATACATCCCTAACTTGTAAATCATAAATCTGTGTAGATACTATGTTTTGTTTATTCTTTGTATACAATCCATCTAATGATGTTTTGATATTCTTATTATTATTTATTGCATAAAAAAAGCTTTTATCTTGAATCTTTGCACTAACAATGCAAGCTTGTTCGTTTACTGAACAATCACTTATAAATATTATTCCTGCATATAATAGAACATATTCTGCATTACAATATTTTTCTATTTTAATATTTACTTCAGTACAAAAGCTTTCATTATAAATAATATTAGATAAATAATCATATCCTTCTGCATCAAAATCCAATTCAAAATCTTGGAATAGAAGAAAGATATTTAACTGCTTATCACGTTTTAGTGATACATCAATATCCTCCCAGTTTAATGCTGGACTTACTTCAATACCATCCAAGTAGAATTTGAATAAGTTCATATGATTTGCCTTGGATTAATTTTTCTACTTAACTCATTAGCAATTACCTTTCCTACTACTCCTGCATTTGATACATCTACACTACGATTCTTACTTAATACTCTTCCAAGAGCAAATGAATCTACTGATGCAGAAATCTGTGTATCTTTTCCAATGGATGACTTTCCTCCCAACTTGTTTAATACGAATGCATTAATCTCACTTGGACTGATTTGCTTCTTGTAAATTGCTTTGATAGTAGGATGATATGCTTTATTGGTTTCTACTGGAATAACTGCTTCACCGGGACGCAACATAGCATGTACACTATCACTACCCATATCTACACCAGCTACTGATAAAGTACCTTTATTGAACTTGGGAATTGGTGTAGCTATGATTTTAGCAAGATTTAATCCTGCTGTTGCTGCTGCAAATGCTAATGCTGCTGGTGCAGCAGTAGATGGAGTAATTGTCAAAGCATTAATTAATGCTTCTGCAAATTTAATAGTAGCAGAGAATATGGCAGCTTCCTTATCAGCTTTAGCTTGCTTCTGCTTAATCTTCTTTAGCTTCTCTTGGTATTCTTCTTCAGTTATAATTCCATCTTCTCTTGCTTTCTCTAACTCTTCTTGCTCTTTTGCTAACCTATTAGAATTTAATTGACCAGCTAAATCTGCTGCTGCAAGTAGTGTTTCTCTGGCAGATTCGTATATTTCTTGTTGCCTATCTTTTTCTTCATCTGCTTCTCCATCTTTAATTTCCTTCCTTCGTTTAGCTACTTCTGCATCTAATGCAGTATTCTTTTTTCCATAGAAAAGATAAAGAGCTTGCATTTCTTCTAAATGCTGTAGTTCATTCTTTTTTCTTTCTTTATCAGCTTCCTTCTCGTTTTTAATATTATTTGTAATATTCTTATCACGAATATTAAAATCATCCTCTGCAAATTGCAATGAACTTTGTAGTGCTGCATCTTGCTCTTTCTGTGCTTCATCACTTATATCAGATGATAGCTTCTTATTTTGAAATAGTAACTCATTTATCTTCTCTTGAATCTCTTTTACTTTTTCTTTGTTTTTTAGAATATCAGTATCAGTTTTAAGGATTAATTCGTATTCCCTAACTGCTCTTTTATTAGCATTCAATTGGTCTGTAGAAATTTCTACTTGACTTCTTCCTCGTAATTTATCTACTTCTAATTCTCTTGTTTTTGCTACCAATCTTTGTTCGACTCCTTTAGTTACTTTCTCAAGTTCAGTATTTCCTAATTGCTGATTCAGTAGAATGTTATCACGAGTTAATTGATTAATCCTATTTTGAATCTGCTCTCTTGCTTTTCCTCCTTTTAGTGATTCTTTTAATGCTTCTAATTGACTTACTCTCGCTGCATCATTAGCTTGCTTTGCTCGTTCTAATGCAGTATTAATAGCATTCTGTGCTTCTTCACTAATCTTTAAATCAGCATTCTTTGCTCTTATATTTTGTAATGCTTGAATCTCCCATTCATTATTCTCTTGTTGCTTCTTTAGAATGACATCCAATGGCTCACCTTGTTCACGCAATAATGCTATTGCATCAGCCCTACGTTTTTTCTCTTCGTCCAGTTTAGATGTAAGGTCTTCAATAAGCTTTGCTTGCTCCTTCTTTACATTATTTAATTCTATTTCAGCATTCTTTAAGGCAAATGATTGGTTTATTTGCTCTTGTCGTAGATTAAATAATTTACCGATTCTTCCTAATGTTACTGGATTAACAAAGTATATTTCTTCTAATCCTGCTGCTTTCTGTTTATCATTTAATTTATTTATTTCATTAATATAATTAGCTGTAAATTCTTCCCTCTCCCTCTCATTCTTTTTTAATGCTGCTGTTTGGTCTGAATAATATCCTAAACTTTCGTCATTTAATATTCTCTGTTTGGTAATTTGGTCTTCTATACCTTTTAATAAATCATCATTGGCTGCTATATTTTCTTTTTCTAATTCTAATTGCTCTTCAGTCTTTTGGACATTATCATCCTTCAGATTATTATAAAGCAAGAATGCTCCTACTACTGCTCCTATTGCAGCAGCAGCAAAGAATGCTGGATTAGCTTTCAATGCATTATTGAATGCTATTTGTGCTGCTGTTGCTCCTTGTGTAGCAGTAGTACTTGCTTGCTGTGCTTTTTTATATGTACTCAAAAATCCAGCAGTATCAGCAGCAGTACCAGCTACTTGACTTATACCATCAGCTAAATCAGTAGCTGATTCAGTAGCTTCTCCTGCTACTGCTATAGTACCTTGTAATCCTTTATTAATTACTTCTGTACTACTGCTTACTACTCCTAAAGCAGTACCTACGTTCTTTACTGCATCACCTACTTGGCTCAAGCTTCCAAAGCCTTGGACAATATTGATTACTCCTTGGAATTGTGTAGCTACTTTCTGAATTGATTCCGATTCTACGCCAAAAGCTTGTAATGCTCCAGTAGCTACTTGGAATACTCCACTAATGCTTGTACCTAAATTATTGAATGCAGCAATTTTACCTTCCGGATTCAAGGTATTTACTTCTTGATTTAAATCCTTGAATTCCTTCCTTAATAATGCTAACTTTTCTTTTGCTTGAATTGTTTGAACATTATTCTTTCCGAATTGCTGTGTTAATCGTTCTACTTCTCTTTGTGCTTCCTTAATTTGTGCTGATAATCCTTTAAAGGCATTACCAGTATTCTTGATTGGAACATTAGCTTTACCAGTCTTACCCAGTTCATCATTTATTTTTTTTGCTCCTTCTCCTGCTTGCTTTGCTGAATCACCTACTACTTTTATATCATCAGCTACTTTCTTTATTCCTGCATCAGCAGCAGTAGCAGCAATCCCTAAAGCTTTAAACGCTTCTGCATCTTCTTTAATTACCTTACCTTGTTCGACTAATGTATCAGTAGCTGATTTAATAGCAGAATTATCTACTTCATAAACTATTTTGATTGTTTCTTGTGCCATTATCCTTGACCAATATTTCGTTTAAGATAATTCTTGCTACTCTTCAATTTACTTGATTTCTTTTTAGAATGAACTTTGGGTCTTTTTATTTTGACCTTTGGTTTATAACCACTTAGATTATCTTTTTTTTTCATTAATAGAATTCCATTACTAAACACATACCACTTGCTCCACTTCCTCCTGCTCCACTAATATTACCATTTAAACTGGCTGATCCTCCTCCTCCTCCTGCTCCATATAATCCACCATTACCACCATTAATAAATGTTGGATATGATGTGTGATATCCTCCTGCTCCACCAGTACCTAATCCAATCGTAGATGTCAAGCTTGTTGATAGCATAACTGATGTGCTTCGATTATCACCACCATTTGGACTTGCTCCACTACTTGCTCCAGCTTGTAATATACCATTCAAGTATACTCCTCCTCCTGCTCCACCAGTAGTAGATGATGCATTACCATTACTGATTCCTCCTCCTCCTCCTCCTCCCGGTGAACCAGTACTTGCAAATCCTGCTGTTCCAGCAGTACCATTAGCTTGACTACCAGTTCCACCACTTGCTCCCGATAATGCATATGGACTATATGCAGGAATAGATGTTATGTTACTTCCTCCTGCTCCAGATGAACCAGCAATAGCAGTACCACCAGTACCACCAGTACCTCCTTTAGCTACTACTACGCTACCAAAGCTTGTATCACCACCAGCACTACCAGAATTACCATTTGTATCATCAGCAGTAATACCAGTACCACCAGTACCACCAGTACCTATAGTTATTGGATAACTTCCAAGGAGTCCATCATTACTAATTTGTCTATATACGATTGCTCCTCCTCCTCCTCCTCCTCCTCCATATCTATTGGTGGTAGTCGCTCCTCTTCTTCCTGCTCCTCCTCCTCCTCCTCCTCCTAAAACAGCAATTAATACTCTGCTTAATCCTTGTGGCTTTGTCCAAGTAGAATTACTGGTATACTCACGCAGAATAACAGATTCTTGAGATGATTGCTTTACTATTGACCATCCACTACCTTCTGTATATTGTAGAGTATCATTTGATTGAAGAATCGCTTTTATAATAGTATATTCAGTACCACTTACATCTTTCTTAATAATTACTTGAGCAGCTACTGAATCAGAATTAAATACCATAATGGTATTTACTACTCTTGTCAAATTAGAAGATGGAGACGGAACAAGTTCTACAGCATTAGTATTATTGGTTAATCCTTGTGAACTACTTTTTGGAACATTCAATCCACCAGCAGTTAATGTACTATAACTACTATACCACATTAATTGGTTAGTAGTAATTGTACCGGTTAGTACAAGTTCTAACTTCTCTGTAGTAGTAGATAGATTCATTATGTAGTCAAATCACCCATAATCTGATTAAACATAGCTTGTGCATCAGCACATACAGATCCACCATAAGTATCACCTAATGTCCATTGGTATATCTTATGATTATTACTATACATGCCCATTGCATTATTAGTCTTATCAAGACTAACAAACAGACTTGTAATATCTAAAAGATATGCTTCCAAGATAACTGAATTCTCACTAATCGTAAGATATTCTGCTGCTGGAAATGAACTGGTTGACCCACCAGTTCCATCATCGTAAGCTTTTGCTGTGAATACTAAATCCTTTGCCATTTTATGATTCTTTATTTTTTGTTATATGTTCTAATAATAGAAAGTATTCCCACAAAGTTAATCTACTTATGTCCATTCCATATTGTCTCTTCAAGATAGTTCTTTGCAAAAATGTTTCCTCTGCTTGCTTTGCAAATCTCATCATTAAGCTTTCTTCATTCCTAATTGTTGAATCTCCTCCATTACTTTCGAACATAGATTGAAATCTTCCTCTGACAGCCTCGGAAATGGTAGAATATCCGATAGCTGCTGAACAATAAAAAAATCAGTTATATCAGCAGCCTCCTTCCACTTCTTAATCTTTTCAGCATTATACTCTGGGTCATAAGAATATGGAGATTCATTCTTATCAAAATATGCTACTGATGCAAATTTATATATGATGTCAGCAGTAGGTATTACAAATGTTACTCTCTCTTTTAACCTACTTGTCATCATAGCAATTTCACCAATATTAATCTGCTTGGGATTCCCAAGTACCTTCTCAACATTAGTGATATAATCCATCAGCACATCTTTTGTCATTCTCATATTGAATTCTTCATAGACTTGTAATGCCATGAGTCCCCTCAATGAGAAAGTATTAAAGTAATCTTTTAACCGGTAATATTGTACTCCATTACTTATGAATGCTGGCTCAATCACATGACCTTCTTCAATTTGCCATATTGGTTTATGACCAAGCTTCGTTTTTAGCTTGTACCATTTGTTTCTCAAAGTAATCTTTAACTTCTTCAATAGCTGTTTTAGCATGTCCATATCTTATTAGGTTTCCTCCAAGGTAGAATTTCCATTCCTCGTTATTCCATAACTTAAATTCATAGCTTCTCATTTTCCATCTAAATGGCTTTCCCCTACAAGAGCATTTACCCATAGGAATAAATCCCATAGGAATCAATTGACCATTTATTTCATTCTGATATTCCGACATTATATAACCATGTGTTTAATCCTGCTAATCCAAATACATATATTATATATGTCCAATCAAAGCCAAACATCAGCAAATATGGAAAGCTATGTAAGCTTGCCATACATGTAATGCATCCAGCAATTGGTTTATACCAATAATAACCAACATAATTCTCAAGCTTGCTTACCGATGATAGAATCATTCCATCTTCAGTTGATAGCTGAAATCCTATACAATAGAATGAATTCAAAAACAGCAATAGCAGTATTTCTATCATGTTTGTGGAGTAGTATCAGTTGAATTCTTGAATGTAAATCGTACACAATTGTATTCAGTACCACCAACTACCCATGTAACTACATCACCTTCATCATCTAATATGCTCATAGTATAATAGGTGAATGGATTGAATATTGCACCATTACTGCTTACATCCCAAGTTATTACTCCTCCAGTACTTGTTATCATCTGCGTATACCAGTTATTGCTTGAATGGTCTTCAATAGTAACCATATAATTATCATCCGGTAATCCTAAATCGAATTCTGGATTTCCATCACAATAGTTCAAAATCAAATCTTGGCAGTCTTCACATAATGTTGGCTCACAGACTTCTCCCAAGAATCGAAGAGCAATTGTATGGTTATTCCTTTCTTCCCATGTCTCTTCAGTAAAGAATGCACCAGCAAAATGGTCACAAGTATTATCACCTTCTCCCAATATATTCACATTGATATGACCTTGATTCGTATCAATGGTAATTGAACTACTAATAATCACACCATCAATGTGACCATTATCATCAGTTATATATGATTCAATTAATGATTTAAATGTTGCTAATCCTCCAGCAGTAGTTACATTGTTATTCTGATGTCTGTGAATGTTGATTCCATTCTCTACAACATACAATGTGAAATTACTTAATGGTTGATAATTCTTGGTCTTCAATTGACCAATGATTTCTATAGGTACTATTGCCATAGTTCAAAGATATAATCAAAGTACTCTTAACCAATCTTTATGGAATGAATTGCAGTAATATCGGAAACAATCCAATAAATCTGCCTTACGAATATCAGTACTCCTATCTTTCAAAATATCACCATCATCATCTACTTCTACATATTGTAAATCCCTAATCAATTGATTACAAGATGGGTCAACCATAACTTGGTAATTCTGTAGAAGACTATTCATCAAAACTCTTGTATCACGAACTGATGGATTAACTGCTGGCTGTTTCATCTGTGACCTTCCTAACATCAATTGCTTTTGGACTACATCATAATAGCCATAGTTACCAGCAGTCAATGCACTACGATTTGCACCAGTAGCATCACCGGTAACTACAAATGCTGCCTTTGGAAATCTTGCTATGATATTTTGTGTTAACTGATATATATCGGAATTCCGTAGTGCAAATTCATTGATAACTCTAATACATCCATCAATGTGCTGAACTGCTATGCATGTGATTGGGTCAACATTGAAATCAAAGGAAAGGTAGATATGATACCTTTGGTCATAGCTACATGGTTCAATATGCTTCTCTGCATCAAATGCATATGCAAATGGATTATTTGCAAGATTAACATCTTCAGCTAAAATCTCACATCGAAAGGTAAGTTCATCTAATTGTTGGCGAAGATTATCTACTTCATCTACATCTATGTGTGGATTATCATAGGTTGATAGATTAAATCTCGCCCATTGTGGATCTTCCTTATGGAACAATTCCTTGAAGAATGTGTTACCGAACTTTGGAGTAGAGAGAATCCATGCATCACCTTTATAGTCCAATAATGTTGGCATGATGGTCTGATTCCAAGCTTCTCTGAACTTTCTCGCTTTCTCTGCTTCATCAATAACTACTCTTTTATACTTCCTTCCTCTACCAGAATCTGGTTCATCCATTGACCAGAAATCAATTACTCCACCAGTAATTAATCTCATTTGCTTGGTCTGCTCGTTCTTGCTTTGAATAATGGGTGATAATAGATATCGTAACTCTAACCATACATCTTGCAAATCCTTGTATGTAGGCGCATAATAAGCACAACTACCACCATCTAATGCTATTTGTGGTAGCAGTTCATTTACAGCTAATGTAGTCTTTCCCCATCTTCGACCAATCTTTAGTACATTATATCTTTTCGCTTTCTCCAGTACTATCTTCTGACCATTGTGTAGACTCTTCAGCTTTAGTTGTATTTCCATCATCCCTAACTACCTTAATGGTGATACCTTCTTGGGTAAACTCAATGTTTGTTTTTGCCTTACCATATGCTCTGTCAAGTAGCAATTCTGCTGCTCGTACATCACCATCTAATGCTTTCTTTCTAATCGCTCGTAGTACTTCTTCTGCCATAATCTTTCCATTCTCTTCACCAAGTACTTCTGCAAGTAGCTTTTGAATCTCTGGTATTTTTTTGGGTCTTCCTCCCGGATTACCACTTTGACCTTTCTTCCATTGATGTGATGATAGGTTATCTTTCCAATTTGGGTTTCTTGCTGCCATAGCGTATATCTATTGTTTGTTTTAATCCTTTGTCTAATGCAATAGTAGATGACCATCCAAGTTTTTTTAACTTCGATGAATCCATTAACTTTCTCTCTACTCCATCTGGTTTATTACTATCAAAGATAAAGCTACCTTTATAGTTTATAATCTTGCTGATTTTCATAGCCAGTTCAGCAATAGTACATTCTTCTCCACTACCTACATTGATTGGCTCATTATCATCATAGTGCTTCATTATGTAACAACATGCATCAGCTAAATCATCAACATGCATGAATTCCCTCTTTGGATTACCAGTCCCCCAAATCTCTACGAAATCTTCACCCATTGATTTAGCCTCCCAAATCTTACGAATCAAAGCAGGAATAACATGACTATTATTCAAATCATAGTTATCACCTTGACCATATAGATTGGTAGGAATAACACTAATGTAGTTAGTACCATATTGCTTATTGTAGGATTTGCATAGTTCTATACCGGTAAGTTTTGCTACTGCATATGCTTTATTTGTAGACTCTAACACACCACTAAACAAATACTCCTCCTTCATTGGCTGTTTGCAATTCCTTGGATATATACAGCTACTACCAAGAAACATAAGCTTATCTACACCATATATCTTGGATGCATGTATGATGTTCGATTGAATCATCAGATTGTCATACAAGAATTCACCGGGATATATACTATTAGCAATTATCCCTCCTACCTTGGCAGCAGCAATATATACATGATTTGGTTTATGCTTTCTCATTAATGCAATGACTTGGCTCTGGTCTCGTAAATCTGCATCCCTCCTGCCTATTCCGATTGCTTGAGGAATCCTTCTCATTAAAGCACTACCTACCATTCCTTCTGCTCCAAATATTAGTACTTTCATTTTGCTTCAGTTATTGCATCATCATAAATGTATACACATAAATAATCATCTATGTGATGACTGGTTTTAGCTAATGGAATAATCTGTTTCAAATATTCCCAATCTTCTCCATACATCGAATCTGGATATTTACCTTCAATAGCTATAATCCTCCTCCATGCACAAACATGCCAAGGAGGACGTTTAAATCCATTTAATGATGGTTCATCATTCTTTTCATAACCTAATTCAAATGTCAATCCCATTGGTATTCCCCTATTGATAATCACCCATTGTTTAAATGTGACTACATCAACATCTTGCTTACATCCATTAACTAACTCTGCAACATAATTAGGTTTTACTATATCATCATCATCAATCCAACATACATAATCACCTTTGGCAATATCTAATAGTGCTTGTCTCTTATAGCCTATACTCCTTCTTTTATTATCACAGACTACCAATAGTTCAACTTCACTTGGATTATCTAATGCATTGATTTGATATTCAAGTTCACTAATCAAAGCAATTAAATGTGATTCAATCCTGCTTGGAATACTTGGAATCAATATGCTTAATATCATGTTCAATCATTTCAGTTAACATATCACGCATGCTATATTTTGGTGACCAATCAAGCAATTCTCTTGCTATACTACTATCACCTAACAATTCATCTACTTCTGTAGGTCTATAGTATTTCTTGTCAATAGCTACCTTTCGATTACCATTGACATATCCACCAGTAGCAGACCATTCAAGCTTCATTCCTACAATGTCAAATGCCATTGTTACCATTTCCTTCACAGAATGTGATTGACCAGTAGCTATAACCAAATCATTTGCTACTGGCTGTTGCATCATCAAGTACATAGCTTCTACATAATCTTTAGCATGACCCCAATCTCTCTTACTATATATGTTACCCAAATGCAAGACTGAATGCTTACCGGTGACCATTCTGGCAATAGCCTTTGTTACCTTCCTCGTTACAAATGTCTCTCCTCTCCTTGGACTTTCATGGTTGAATAGTATTCCATTGCTGGCATGAATACCATAAGCTTCTCTGTAATTACGAGTAATCCAATATGAATAAAGCTTTGCTACTGCATAGGGTGACCTTGGATAAAATGGTGTAGATTCCTTTTGTGGAATCTCCTGCACCATTCCATATAACTCTGATGTACTTGCTTGATAGAATTTACATTTCAATCCCAGTATTCTTATCCCCTCCAATAATCTCAATGTACCTAATGCATCCACATTAGCTGTATACTCTGGCATTTCAAAGCTTACCTTGACATGAGACATTGCACCAAGATTGTAGACTTGATCTGGATTAGTCTTCTTTAAAATACTCAATACATTGAGTGAATCTGATAAATCACCATAGTGTAATTCAAAATTGGGATGGTCGAATATATGGTCTATTCTTTCTGTATTAAATAGACTGCTCCTCCTAATCATCCCATGAACTACATATCCTTTCGATAATAATAGTTCAGCAAGATAACTTCCATCTTGACCGGTCACACCAGTAATTAATGCAATCATTCCAATTCTTTAATGAAAGCTTTTAGATTGTCCAGCACTCCTAACCATAGCATATCATCCTGCTCTACATATGTACCATAGTTATATCCCGGCATGACTTCCACTACTTCAATAGTGGTTAGTGTACCTACATTCTGCGTAATCTTTAGGATTACCGATAGCTGTTGTGGCTGCACATAATAGCTACCTGCATAGTAAATGATGTTCATGCTTTTTATTTTTTGTTATATATCCAACATCCCTCTTGTTCTTTGATTCCTTCTGGAAAGAATTCGTTTACTGCTCTCTTGACATCATTGCACCAAGCATAATCATGACCAGCAAATGTTCCACCAATAGCTACCTTACTCCACCAAGCATTTAAATCCTTCTTGACTGATTGATAGTCATGTGCTGCATCAATGAATACGAACTGAATACTTTCATCTGGATATTGGTCTGCACATTCCCATGATATTCCCCTCACCGGTAATACTACATCTTTGACTGGCTCAATGTTATTGATGAATGTATCATATAGACCTTTGAACTTCTTTTGAGGAATTTCTTGCTGTGATGATAACCATTCCCATGAATCAATGCAATGTAGCTTTATATGCTTCTTGCTATTGATAATCTCTACTCCCATGTAAGATGCACTCATGCCTTTCCAGCTACCTACTTCAACAAATAATCCACTATCATATTTGTTGACCATAGCACTATAGAGCTTTGGATAAGTAAACCAATTCTCACCCAATGATTGATAGTAGTGATTCATTCTATTTCTCCTTCAGTTCGTAGAATCCTTTCAGACCATCTTAATGCTGGCTCTCCTCCCCATAGTAAATAGCTGATAGTGCCACATGCCTTATCATCACTTGGGTCATAGTACTCTGCTGCTCTTGATAGATAACTATACATGCGTTTAATGGTCATCAAGCTTACCGGATTACCTTGAGACAAATCGCTTGCTCTTTGTTTACCCACTTGAGTAGCACATTTATTACCAACTTCTTTGTTCAATCGAATCCCTCGTTCAGCAGCTTCCTTTACTGCCTTGGGATAACTATCATATGTTTTAGCCATAGCTATACTTTGTTTACTCCTCTGTACTGGTAAAAGTAAATGAATTGGTCAATGAATGCTTGATCTTGAATCAATCCACTTTCAGCTAATCTTTTTGAGTAATCATAATCTTCACCCATGCTGATAGACTTATAACCAATCTCTCTTGCTATGTCAGTCATCACCGGATTCAAGTGATTCAATGGACGAGTATAAATGTAACTGCCATTATACTTTGTTGGTTTATCAGAATAAGGTAATCCTGCTTTATGGATGAATTCAACTGGGTAAGTATTATTGCTCGTTATAATTCCTCTAAATCCTACTCCATATGGTCTATGCTTTAACTGATTCAATATTAAATCCACATAATTAGCTGATACCAAATCATCATCATCTATGAATGCTATGTAATCAGTCTTACAATTATCAATTGCATATTGTCTCTTCTCACCAATGGATAATGTTCGATTATCCTTGATGACCATTACTTCTACTGATTTGAATTCCAATTGTGGGTCAATCACTCCTCGCAATCTTTCGTAGAAATATTCTCTACCATCAATTGTAAGAATTGCAATTGTGAATAGCTTATTCATCCAGTAGTGGAAAGTTTAATTTCTTTCTATACTCATAAAGCCTCTTACCATATTCAAAAGCTACCTTACTATTCTCCTTACGATATGTATCATCCATTTGGCTTTTACCTACTGAATAATGTCTGTGTTCAGCTAACTGCTTACCGGTAACATGGTAAATCCCTAATCTCTTACATGTATCAGTTAGGTCATTATCAGCATACATTGATATATACTTGGGATGATATAGATATCCCAGCATGTCATATGCTAATCCATTCATCACCGGTAATGTCAATATATCTTCACGAATACCATCATTGAATTGTAGTACTGCTGGTTGACCTTTGTACTTTCTGAATTCCCTATCAATGATATCATCCCAGTCTTTTACCGGAAACATATCATCACTTACAAGAATAATATAATCGTACTTGGCTAACTCTGCTCCTGCATTACTTGCTTGCACCATATTAGTGCTTTCACTTGAAACAATGATTACATCTTCATTCTTGAATTCGATGTTATAATCATTTATTGCTTCATCATTGTTGCTCAACGAAATAATCCATTCGATATCTTCATTGAGTTTTTTAGAAAGAATCCAAGATCTATAGCAATTCCAAGCAGTATTTGGTCTACCAAAAGATGGATGAATAAAGCTAAACATCAACCAAAGTTAGGTACTTCCTTTTCCTGCTTTGGACGAATGGATAATGATGTAAAAGCATTACCATTTGAACTTACCTTATTCCATCCAGAAATATCATAAAGCTTTCCTTCGATGTTGATTGTGCCTTTGTAATCTGGATGATTCTCTTTCTCCTTTGAATTGTTATTAAACAATGTTCCGGAATTCAATTTGTGTTCGTATGCCATTTTCTTTTAGGATTTATAACTGCAATAATATATAACAATGAATCGAATAACAATGCAAGTAATTCACAATATGTTGGGTAAGATAGGTAAGATAGGGTAAGATATTTTTAAGCTATCTTACCCAGTATAACCTACTGATAATCATAATAGTTAGACCTACTTGGGTAAGATAGGTAAGATAATATTATAATATTAGTATATT